TCTTCTGTGATGTGAGGAGTGACCTGCACAGTGCTGCCTTTGTAGTCGCCCATTCGCTCTTTGTCCAATACCTCAGCAATCATGTGTCCCACAGTTTTATATTCTGCTGTGACCTTTTTAGATACATTTAAACAAGGATCTAGGTATTTGTAATCCGTGTTGCCTTTGACCGATTTCTGTATAGCTCTTGCTAATTCTACTTTGTCCACTGCGGAATGTACTCCATTCAATATAATTGTGTGTGTCATGCTGATAGACTATTATATAAGTTGGTTGCTGAAAAATATTCTTTACTTAATATTTCTTTTTGTTTCTCTAGGGATGGTAGATAACTTTCATAATGTTCTATATAATTTGTAATTTTTTCTATTATTAACTTTTTATGTGTGTGATATGATTCTAAAGATTCAGTCCATTCGGTTGGGTATTTGAACTCATCTAAAGCCATTTCTTTATAACTTAATCTATTAGGGACCATGGGAATACAATTAACTAGGGCACCTTCATACCAACTAATGCCCAGGGTCTCTTGCAGATTAGCACTGAACACCATTTTGCTTTTACCTAATAAAGTATGATATTGATGTTTGTCTAGTTGCTTGTCTTGGCACACTATAAATTCATATTGGGGCATGGTTTTTTTAAGATCTAAAAATATATCCAATTGCTTTTCTGGTGCCAACCTGTGCGGGAATAGTATGATGTTTTCTTTTGAGCTATTTTTATAATCATATAGTGTGTCTTTTAAGTATTCCATGGGCCATCCACATCTCACTATCTTGCTATTATTAACTACTACTTCTTTATCTAATAGATTATTTAAAAACATATCAATATGGAAATTTGTGGCAAAGTAATTGTGGTCAAAACATTCAAACATACTTTTTTCTGCATACCTAACCCAAGGTTTATCCCCTATCAGCCTGCCCAGAAAGTCTTGCGGGTCATATGATCCTGCGTGCCACAGGCCACCTATCTTAATTTTTACATTTAATAATTCTGCCATGTACTTGAGTTGGATCACCGTGGGATTCCAAGCATCAGTGTACAAGAAATAATCACCATCTCGTACTTCTCCGTTGCAGAAGGCCAGTCCTATAATTTCTAATTGTTTACTCTTGTAAACATTGGTCCCTCCAAAATTGAGGAAAGCGCCTGGAGTTGTTGCTTGAGGAGATTCGCCCCCGGATATTATTTTAACAGTGTGATTGTTCTTTTTTAAAATTTTAGGTAGTTCTATCTTCCACTGTTTGGTGTATCTTGTTTCTACTGCTTCTAGATCTACTAACCAAATGTTCATATTACAGTATTATAACACTGTCATGCTGTAAGTCAATTGGTCAATTAAACAATCAATCCTGTTTTTGACACAGTCTTGATTGGACTCACTGCGTTGGAATATTCCGTGGATACTTTGTCCAGGCAAGGTCCTATGGCCACTATGGCTGATTTGTTGATTATGACCCCATCCACACTGTCCATTGTGGGGATGAATGCCCCAAAAGCCAGGCCCTGTTGGCTGACCATGATCACCACCGGTCTGTCCAGGGTCACTGTGTGCTCATCTTGATCCTTGATGCGTGCCACTACTTCCTCTCCTGTGGAGATCTTGATAGTGGTAATTGTATCGTTTGTTGGTATCTTCATGTCTGTATTGTACATTGAATTTTATTTTGTGTCAATTGCTATCCTACTTGTCCGCGGCTATGTGTGGCAGCACAAACTGTATGCCCAACCATCGAAACTTCTTGGCACTGTCGGCAAAACTGCAGTTGATCCTGGCAGTTCTTACCCTATAAGGATTCAGGGGTTCTATGACCACTGTGTTTTCTCCCGTGAATCTCAGTGGCACAGTGGGCCAACTGTCTCCGTCGTTGGTGGTACACACTATATTCTTAAGATTCTTCAAACCTGGCACGAACTCTATCTCCAGTTGTGGTGGGTTATTAAACTCTGACACTTTCTTGTCTGCGGGTAGGAATCGTATGTAGGGCATGGGCATTGTGTTCAATACCATTTCAAATCGTTCCATCTTGCCCCAATTCTCATTGATGGGGAATCGTGGCAGCTCGTGTCTATCCTTGACACTGTCCATCACTCCTGAATGCTGTCCAAATGCCAATCTAAATCCCATGTCTCTGACCATCTCCTTGAACTCCATGCCGTACTCTCCAAATGGATATGAGAAGTACTCGGGTATGGAGCCCAGCTCTCTCTGGAAGTCTTTGTTGGCCTGCCATAGATCATTCTGTATCTCATCTCGGCTTTTGTTCATTAGATAATCGTGTGAGTAACTGTGATGTCCTATCACTCCTAAACCTGACTCGTGTATCTCTCGCACCTGTGCCCAGGTCATGTAATTTCGATTCTTGGAATTGATCTCTCTGGTGTTCAGGAACAACACAAAAGGTATGCCTTCTTTTTTCAGTATGGGCCAAGCATGTTTGTAGAAACTGGCCCATGCATCATCCACAGTTAATAGCACTCTTTTGTTGTGCAGTTCTCTGTGCCCATGCATGTAGTCGTCCAACTCTTCTATAGAGATAAAGTCCAGATTCATCTTGCGTATCATCCGGATCTGTTTCTCAAACTCCTTGACCTTGACATTGGTTGTGGGATATTTGTTCTCGTCAAACTTGTGATACATCAATCCAATCACGCCGGGCTCTTTATGAGGTTCCATGGAAAAAGTTGGAACCGTAAACGAAAGTATTAATAATAAGGAAATAATTAATTTGTTAAATTGGGCCATTTTTTAAGATCTAGAGTTTTTTCCACTTGACTTTTGGCTTTGGGAAGTTTGGGCATAAAATTGATGCCAGTGGATTTTTCAACAGTTTCCACTGTGGTGGCGTAGTTGGGTAAATCTGCTACAGGTAATGCAGCATTGGGAAATAAAAATGCGATTGCTTTGCCTTCCTGACGGTCCACAATTACTTTCCATAGATGTGTGGGTACTCCTACTTTGTTGTCACCAATGGTGAGATGTCCGGATTGATAAATGGTACCACTGATCACATAGATATCCATGTTGTGATCCACCACCCAATCTCTCACATATTCTTCCAATTGTTTCCAAATGCCTCTGTTGTGATTGGGCACTTGTGGAACCATGTTGGATAAAAAGAAACTTTCACTCATCACTTGGTCATTTTGTGTATTATTGCCAGCCGGAGCCAGATGTCCTCTGTCGTAAGGATGTCCAGCATAATCTTTCAATGTAGCATTGTATTGGGCAGGTATTGCAGGGTCTGGTCTAAAATCATCTTTACGTTTAGATGATCCTAAAATGTTTTCTTTGGTCACATGTTCAACTACATACTCCGCTGTGCGAGTATCGTATCTATAATGTACAGCATAATTGATCTTGCAGATATATTGTGTATTTTGTTTAATTTTACTGATGGGTGCGCCCAACAGCACATGTTGAGGACATTGATCATCAATGGGATTGGCCCAACCAATGTTTGTTAATAAGAATAAAATTATAAGTGTTTTTAAATGCATAATATACTTATATTATACACTATTTTTTCATTTATTAAAAGGCTCCACAGTGCCAAAAATAAGGCACTGTGAATCTTAGGGGATTAGATTACTTCTTCTTTTTGGCAGGTTTTTCGTCTTCTTCGTCTTCTTCAAAATCTAGGTCTTCTTCATCTTCTTCATCTTCGTCTTCTTCAGCGTCCTCATCAGATTCGTCTTCATCTGTTTCATCTTCTAAATAAGAATCATCTGAATCCTCGTCAGATTCATCCTCATCCTCATCAGCATCTATTTCATAGATGTAATCTTCAATAATAGATTTAATTTCTGCTTGTTTTTCTTGCAGTTTTTCAATTGAATCGTCGATCTGTTCAAACAACTTGTCAATTTTCTTTTGATTTAGTTTTGCCATAGGTTAACCCTCCTAGTTGAGGCAGTTATTTAAAAAAAATTTCCATTACATAAAACGATAATTTAACGAATTAACACGCAATATTATTAGGTTATAATGTGCTTTAAATACAGTATCATGATAATATCAAACATACTTAAACCTATCAGTGTGGCTCTAGCTATATTCTTAGCTGCAGACTACTCCCTTGCTGGACCATTGCCGGACTACTCGTTCAAAAGCCCTGCTTTCAATGGCAATGGTTACAGCACCCACGAGCTGACCAAATATAACCTGGAACAGACTCGTGCCAAAGAGATTCAACAGGCCATGGAATCCAAGGCCGCGGCGCTGAAGGCAGAGGCCAAGAACACGCCCATCAATCAGTTCATGGTCAATTTGGAATCAAGGATCTATGCACAGATCAGTCAAAATTTAGCCACTGCCATGTTTGCAGATGGTGCAGCCACCACTGGATCTATGACTTTCCAGGGCAACACCATATACTGGAATAAGAACGGCACCACGAGTATCACGTTGATGGTGACAGATACTCTGGGCAACAACACCACCATAGAAGTGCCATTGGGACAATTTACATTTAATTAATATGATAAAAATTGCATTGACATTGGGATTATTACTGCTGAGCAACTGTGCCATGTTGCAGAAGGCCGGCATGGAGAGCAAACCCGAAGTCACTGAGATGAAGATGCAGAAAGAATTTGACACAGTGCCTGCGCCAGCACAGAAGAAGATCACAGTGGCAGTGTACAGTTTCCAGGACAAGACAGGACAGCGAAGGAACACTCCCAACGTGGCCAGTTTCTCCACAGCGGTGACCCAGGGTGCAGAACCATTCCTGATCAAGGCCCTGCAGGACGTGGGCAAGGGTCAATGGTTTGATGTGGTGGAGCGAGTGAACGTGGACAACCTGATCAAGGAGAGAACCATCATCAAACAGATGAGAGATGCCTACGAGGGCAACAATTCCAAGGCAGTGCCACCATTGCAGTTCGCGGGCATCATCGTGGAAGGTGGAATCATTGGCTACGACAGCGGCATGGAGTCAGGTGGAGCTGCCTACAAATGGTTGGGCATAGGACCACAATCACAATATTCCAAAGACATAGTGACCGTGAGCTTGCGAGCGATATCAGTCAGCAGCGGCAGGGTGCTGACCACCATCACAGTGAGCAAGACCATCTACAGCACAGCAGACAGCATTGCCATATTGAAAGCATTCAGGGGCGGCACTGCTTTCTTTGAAGCAGAAACAGGATTAACCATCAACGAACCCACCACACTGGCAGTGAAGGCCACAGTGGAGGCGGCAGTAGTTGAATTAATAAAAGAAGGTGAGCGCAAGGGCATTTGGGCCTTTAAGCCAATACCTGAAAACGTGGACGATTGGTATGAGAATAGCAGTGGTCCAAAAACAACAAGCAAAAACGAGGAAAAAAATGAGAGCAAATAAAATAATACCTTGCTTGGTGGCAATCTTGTTATCAACCACTGCCATGGCAGCTGATGACTTGATCTATATCGACCAAGTGGGTTCGTCGACAGACGTCACAATAACACAGACAGGCGTGGGCAACACAGTGGGTGGTACCAGTGGTGCGGCTGCCAACAACAACAGGGCATCCATCACGGGAACAGATCAAACTTTAAGTATAACACAAACAGGTGACACCAACGTGTTGAAATTAAAAATGCAGGATGTCACAACCACCACAGGATCAACCACATACACAGCAGTGGGAGACAACAACACTTCCATCATAGACTCAGTCAGCACCGGCGCTGGCAACACCATTGGCCAGACCATATATGGTGACTCCAACACCACCAATTTAAACATCAGAGGCAACAGTGGTGCCAACACAGTGTCAACCACTGTGGGAACCAACAGCGTGGACAGCAACAGCAACACAGTGAATCAGACCATCTATGGAACACTGAACACACAAACATTGAGTATCACG